CGGCTATTATGGTGACTTGATCACGACCTACTCCAAATACACTGATGCCTTGGGGTTGTCAATCTGTTGGCCTAATTTTGACGATATCAAGGAATGGTATTTTAATCATGGTGATGAGGAGGCTGATTGTTACCCTGATTTGCCCGTGGATATTGTTTACACCATGGAAGCTGGTGCTAGCGACGTGCATGCTGATGACGTCACTGATGGAGGTGTTGTTGCCGCTCCTTCCGTAGGCGTCAGTCCACCCGACGCTGCTGAAACCCCTATCAGTGACATGTTGTCAATTGTTCGTCGTGCGAATCTTATCCGCGCCCCGGTAGAGAATTTCAATATTAGGTCAGTCGATTTTATCGTTTCAGATCGAATGACCCCGATAAACTATTTCTCCAGGCTTTTTAGAGCATGGTACGGTGATATGTTGGTGGTTACTCAAGGTGTGGCTGATTGTTCGGGTACGTTTTTCCTGGAACCAGAAGGATTCTCTGACGTCTCCGTTGTTGATCTCCACCTTGATACTACCACCAGTATCTCATTCGTGCCACAGTCGCGAAGCCCGCACTTTTGTGGTTTTTTGGAACACAAAATTGCTTTTGAATCTGTTTATCAGTATTGTCTCGTACCGAGTCGGACGACTGATGACGGTGCTTTATACAATACCGGTAGGTATTTGTTTAATTATATTGAACAAAAATCCCAAACCACTCAAAGTAATGTTAGTGGCGTTTTAATGCGGCCCGCTGACAACTTTAGGTTTGGTATTTTGTATAAAGTTCCACGTCTCCAATTGGTTGGTTCCTATTTTAACCACGGTGGTCAAGACCCATTTGATATCGGTTCTACCATGGTGGTTTCTGTTGGTCCTGGTGGTTCGGCTGTTGCAGCAACCACATTGGATATGTTGACTTGGACGGTTACTGATGTGTCTTATGGTGTACCTTACGGGCAGGGCATTAATAATGATCTCATATATCGTGCTACTTCTTTCACGGTCTTAACGAATACGGTATCGGTTGAGTTCTTACGCCAGTTTGGATTTAATATAGGCGAAGGGCAACCTTTGAACTTCACCGGTGCTATTGAAAATAAGACTATGAATGGAGACGACTTGTGGGTTATGCCCTACCCGGGAGTGGTTGAACCCACTACTGGGAGTGAACCCTTTGACCCATCTTCCTCGCGGTGGCAAAAGATACCGTTGCCCCCGACGACCCAAGTCAACATTGACAACAGAGTGTATACAAGTGCAACTGCCTGGTCCACGAATGCAAGTGCGTTTAATAATACAACTCTGTACCAACAGTTAGAGTTACCGACCGATAGGTTTTTGCCTTACGGTGTGTTTAGCCTGAAATGTCTTGCAGCGGAAGCTTCAAGTGGTGGACAAGATTATTGGATTTTGGATAAAACCCCTGGTTCTGTGCAGGCTGTTGCTGCACTTGAGACCAAAGTTGATTTCACCATGGACCAAGGTGTGACGATACATGGCAATGTTGAGGAGGTTAAACAAGAGGCTCCTCGCCGAGACGTGATAGATGTCCGCGAGCAAGATTTTGTAGCCCTTGGTAACCGTCCTCAGCTTGTTACTACTTTCACCTGGTCTAGTGGTGACCAACTGGCTAGTCCAAAGCTGGTGTTAAGTCTACCATTTGAAGCACTCGTTAGTGCAACCATTTCGGCAGCTATGCAGCGTTTTGTCTTTAGCAACTTTAAGATGCGAGTCACCT